TTGGGCACCATCTGGTCCGATTTGGTTCTCACTGAGATCCAATGAGGTTAAACTGTGATTGGTGAATAGGGAAGTGGACAAGGCTTGGGCACCAATTGGTCCAATCTGGTTCCAATGAAGATTGAGTGAAGTCAAACAATGATTGGTGAGTAGAGTGGTGGCTAAGGCTTGGGCACCAATTGGTCCAATCTGATTACAACTGAGATCGAGTGAAGTTATGCTGTGATTGGTTAATAGGAAAGTAGCTAAGGCTTGTGCACCAATTGATCCAATTTGATTATATTTGAGATCCAGACAAGTTAAACTGTGATTGGTTAATAGTGAAGTAGCTAAGGATTGGGTATCTGCATCTCCAAGATGTTGGAAACACAGATCCAATGTATCGGACATTGATGGTCAATACATCAATACCAATTTCAAAGCGTTCAATTTTTCTAGGGATCCCTAGAAAATTTGATTGTCAAATTAGTCCAACCTAAAGTCAATTTCAAAGCGATATGGATACTTACATCAAGACTTTTTGCCCTGTTCCTTGCATCGATCCACATTTTCTTGATGTTGTGACCGACGACCGAATTATCGTCGACACAGTCGGAGAATCGACCAAGGACATCAATGTTTTCTCTAAGGAATCCCCAGTTGTCATCAAAATGAGGAACAACGATCCGATTCAGTCTCCAAGTCCGATTGGGGCTTTCAAGTAAGACTTCGCAGGTTATTGATCTTCTCGTGTCCAAAGACTTGTTTAATTTCGAAGACCAGATAGTTGTCAATCCCATTGAAATCATAGGCGTGTCCTTCAATCGTCTTATACTGGATCTTGATTTTGTTGAAATGAATCGGTGGGTTAAATGTCTTGATAAAGCGACGGTTATCTACCACTTGATTAAGGTCATAACAACGATCATGACGGTTCAATGGAACAATCGCAAACGCCCCATTAGTCCCATTGTCTGGACTGGGGGCAATAATTTTTTTAAAATCATCCGAGTTTTCAGTATTTACATAGATACCTAGATATTTATCGGGTTGTAACTCACAGTTCATCTGACCAGAATGATGTGTCGAATAGTCTAAATTACGCGCCTTGAAGCCCAGAACTTTGCCAATCGTCCCATTGATATAACGGGAACGGGAATTACTTGCTTCCACTTTGCGGATTTCTTTTTTATTGGTGATTGTATCGACTACCAAGATTTCCATCATTCCGCGGTCTCCGACCACTTCTTCACCGTCGGCCAGAATCAATTTGAACTTATGATTGGTGGAAATACTGACACGATGAGTTGCAGGATCAATCAAGCATTGATACAGGTAATTGTGTGGACTAACTGCGGTCATAGCATCGGCTACTAGATTAACTAGAGTGGTAATTTCGTAGTCACCGGGGTTAATCGTCGCAGTGATGGTCAAGTGTGCTGTCTCTCGGAAATGCAACAGATTATTATGTTGATTGATTAGGTATCCAGAAGAGGGTACATACCCTTCAATCAGTTCGATGGAATGGACGTACTGAAAATGGTCACCCAAATGTACTGTGTAATTGTTGGGCTCTTCTTTGTCCCAATTACGAGAGGAACTGTCGATGACCATTAAATTGGGTTCTATATCGCTTAGTTTTTCGGTAAATCCGAGGTTGTTGGCATCGTAGTAGTTATGACCTGGGTAATTCTCAGGAATAATTTTATTTCGAAAAACCGTATTATAATCTGACAATTTTGATTGCATCAATATAAGATATATGTATACATTTATTTTTAAGCACTGACGTATACACGTTCACATTTAAATAAGTTTTTGGCCAGAAAAAGATATAGAATGAGTATTTTTAAATCAGAAACCAATAAATCGGCCATGATAAGGGTGATTGACGAGGTTATTCGGAAAAACTTACAGGTCTCATTGAATAAGGACTTTATCCGAATCTTTATGACCATCATGGACTCCGTCTATAGTCGTTTTTGGAAAAAATCCAAAAACATGACGCCAGAGGAACATCTAAGAAACTTGAATGAACGGTGTGTGGACGAAGCGATCAAATATGTTAGCGCTAACGTCGGGCATTTTCCAAAAATCGACACTGGTCTGATCAGAAATGACGAACAACAATTAAACCTATTTAAAGGTACTGACAGTTTACTAAATCAAATGCAATATGATCGAGGTGGTGGGGGACAACAACTTAATTTTCAACAACCACAACAGTCAAATGGGCAACTTGGATTTCAACTACCGCAACAATCAAATGGACAACAGATTAACTTTCAAATGCCAATGCAACCTGCTGAACAACTAACCCCAGACCAGTTAATGATGATCGCACTGGAACAAAGAAAGAAGGACTTCCCTTCGATGAACTATCCGAAAGGATCGCAACCTACCAACGGACCCAACGGTGGATTTAATGGTGCTGTTGGTGCCACCGTTGGAGGTGGTAGTTGCGGTAATCTCTTGATGAATACCATCTTGCAGACTAATGTAGCAATTCAAAACCCAAGTATCGTACCGCATCTGATTAACGAAATTATGCAGATGCAACATCTGGTGGATTTAATGAACAGTAACCCCAATGAATTTCAACACCAAATTTCAGATCCTAATTTTTTACAAATGATTATGACACAGATCCGCAATAAAAACGATCCCAAAATGAAACCGATGAATTTAAATTCTACTCCTAGCCCTAACCTTGGTGACCCAACCTTGTTACCACAAACTGGAGAAACTGGTTCAGTCAATTCCGATTACGCCAAGATGATTAGTATGTACAAAGGAGATGGAGATGTCAATCAACTTAATTTTCATATACCACCATCAGACCAATTGGTCAATAATACTTTGCCTGATTTAGACCAGATTCACTTAATTGATTATGATTTATCCTTGGACTTTCGAACTGATTTAGAAACTAATAGTACCACTAGTAAATATCCTTTAAAATTTACTAAATATGGTAATATTTCCAAGATTGAACTAACCTCTTGCTTAATTCCAGAAACCGATGTTCTAATCAATGAACCTTATATTTATGTTAAAATTGAGGAATTAGGGGGCCGTTGTTTCACTTCTAACCATGATAATACTTTTGGGAAATTAGTCCTCTCTGACCGTCAGAATGGGTATCTTCGATATGTGCCAGATCGTGGGTCATGTGTCCAATATTTCTCACAACCCTCCACTTTCCAGAAATTCACTGTTAGTTTTCTCAATTATAGTGGGAAATATATTAATCTCAAAGAAATCAGCGTTAGTAAGCAACTCAAAATGAAAAAAGACAATAAAATCAAATTTGTAACACAATACAAACATAAATTATCACAAGGTGAAACGATTGACCTACATATTTATCATAAATCTGAGATCGAATCGTACGAAATTCAAGTTGAATCAATTATCGATGAAAATACGTTTATTGTCGATAATGTGTTCGAGAAATTAAGCGAAAAAATGGTTATTTTACGACATGATGTCAATTGTAGTTTTATTTTCCGATTATCGGAAATTAATTGGAATTTGTTAACAAAGAGAAACATCCAAAACGCCCAGTTAATTCGTCTCTCTCAGTTGGTTAATGAACGAAGACAAGAGGTACTGACCAGTGATAATGGGGATATTATTCGACACGCTCAAACGCAACCGCAACCACAATCACAAAAACCCATTATATTACAACAACAAGGAATGATGATGCAACAACAACCTCAACAAGGGATGATGGTACAACAACAACCCCAGCAAGTGATGATGCAACCACCTCAACAAGTGATGATGATGCAACCACATCAACAAGGGATGATGCAACCACATCAACAAGGGATGATGCAACCACCTCAACAAGGGATGATATAATAATATTGGGCGATGGTAAGATCACACCAGATCAAAATGTTCCGCGCCGATCGTCAGCATTTTTTTGGTTTTAGGATCAATCCATCTAACCTCGATTGGAATAAATTGATCAGACAATAAGTAATAACTGACGACTCCTTCATGTTGGATTTTCTTGGGATCTCGTTTGAAGACGATTTTTTCGACTATTTCATTACCTTTTGGATCCATTTTAATTAGGATCTCTTCATCATTATGAGTTTTACCAATCACCTTATAGGGGACTGAAATGTACTTATATAGGATCATGGTCTCGATATCTTTCTTCTCTTCTTCGATTGCCGTTTTGAAGGCATCGACACCCGTTTCACCAACTCCAAATGAGAAGCATTTGATTGGATTGTTTGTGGTATTATTGTGTTGGTAGTTAAGATAACAATCAACTGAACCATCTTTTAGAACTTGTAAAAATTGCTCATTAATTTGTTTCTTACGAGAGGCAATTTCGTAGATGGCTTGGTCAGTCGACAAGGTCTCACCGAGTAGTTTTTGTTGATCTGGTGTCAAAATCATATGGTAACGGTAGACATAGATATTTCGGTCAGATTCGTCAAGATCAATGTGCGAACAAATCCTACGAGCACGACCAATAACTTGTTGTATTCGCACTTCATTCCAATAGGGTTCCATGATATGGACTTGACGCACGTTTTTCAAACTAATTCCTTCGGCAGCAGCCGCCGTTCCCAGAAAAACCTTACATAGATATCCGTATCGGTTGAGTGGATGATTGAAAATACGTCGCATTTTGGCGCGTTGCTCAGCGGTTTCACCACCGCTATAAATAACATAGCGATTGGTTGGACGTTTGCCCACTGGTAATTGAGAAATTTCCAAGGGTGTTAACTTAGTCATTTTCATTCGTTTGGGCAGTAGGTCAGCTAATCGGTCTTCATCAATCGATTGATAATTGAGCGGTTCAAACCCACCAGCACGTAATACTTCTGCAAAAACATTGATTCCTTCCAATGTCAAAAATTGAGAATATACTAAACATGATCCTTGTGGATCCCCACAACTGATCATTTGTTTGATCGCGTTCATTTTGGGTCCCAATAGGTCAATGCTATCATTTAAATACAATTGACCATTATCAACTAGTTGTTGAAACGCCTCTTTGATTTCCTGCTCATACTGGGATGACATTTTGGGTGCATCCACAGTGAACAGATCATCATCATCACTAATATTCAAATACTCCAACGCAGTTTTTCCCAATTTGTTGAGATACGCAACTAAATACGCTTTTCGTCCAGAAGCCGTTTTTAATTGTGATAAGTGAGTGGTAATCTCTTGATATTGGTCGGCATCATGCTCCAAAATTTCCATTAATTCCTGTTGTTGTTCGGCTGTCCATTGGATTGGTTTAGCAGTAGGGGTTAAATGTACTGGGTAGGGTCTAGAGATCCCTTCAGGGAAGGCGAAATTAGAGATCTGTCTTGAGAAAGTACGGAAGGTTGCACTAACATCTTCATCGACCATCCCATACCCAGATCGAGAACCTAAATTGGCTGCTTTTTGTCCTGGTTTACGTGGTTTGAGTTCTTTTTCAAGTTCGTCTCCTCGAATTGGATAATATCGCATAAATTGTTCCTCGGTAAACGGACAACCAATTGGGGGATTATTAATTACTGTTGGATACACGGCACCTTCGCCTCCAAAATAATAAGAGGTCATGCCTAAGATTCTGCGTTCGAATAGTTCCTTATTCTTAATTTTTCTTGATTCACTATCGATGAAGAAACTTTCGAATTCGTCAATATTTTCTGGAAATAATGTATGATGTTGTGGATCTAAGTATCCTTTGAGCAGATTAAACATAATTCCTAACTCGAACGGGGTGTTGAGTAACGGAGTAGCCGATAAAAAGAGGAATTTACAATCGGTTGCATTCATAAAAGTTTCATAAATCGTTCGACCTTTCTTACTTTTGGCACTGATCATCATTGACATTAGATTGTGGACTTCATCAACAATCACTAGACGATGGACTAATTTGGTTCCGACTGCTTTCTTTAGCAAATCCACTGTATTACTAGCGTTAGACGAGACAAAATCGTACCCTTTGATAATTTTGAGATCCAATTTGGCGTCAATTGAGCGCTTTTCACCATCAGTTAAATCGTCATAGTTATCTGGTCGTCGAATATCCACATCTCCCCACATTTTTAACTGTTCGAACCATGTTGGGCGTAATGTGGCTGGTAATACCACCAACACTTTAACGCCAACTTTTCGATATTGTTCGGACACAGTGATAGCGGTTCGAGTCTTACCAGAACCCACATCATGATTCAAAAGGATACCACGATACGGTTTATCAGGAGCCATGTAGTCACTGATAAATGACTGGTGTTTGAACAGTTTTTGTTTATTTTGTTTACCAACACTCTTACCACATTCCATGACGTTTTCATCTTCCTTCGAGATCCGATATTTAATAAACTCTTTAATAATAAAGTTAGGGAAATTGCGACTGTTGGGCAAAACCCATGTTTTCCCATCTTTAACATAGACCCCAGTGGGTTCAGTAGAATAATCTTCAATTGGCTTATCGAGGAACCATTTACCAGCAATTGCCGTCGTTTTCTTCGACATTATAATATAATCGTAGAATATTTTTGAGAATCATCAAAAATATTTTGACCTAATCAAAATTTATTTACCTATTTAGAGAAACTGTGTATATACGTACATATATATACACTTAACAATGTCGAAACCTTTTTTGTGTCTCAATATGATCGTTAAAAACGAGTCCAAGATCATCAAGAGGATGTTTGACTCGGTTGTTTCGATCATTGATTCATATTGTATTTGTGATACTGGTAGCACTGATGATACGATTGAGATTATTCGCACCTATTTTAAGGACAAGAATCTACCTGGTGAAGTGTTCGAACTTCCCTTCAAAGATTTCGGTTACAACCGAACTAAATCCTTAGAACGTGCGGAGAAATGGGGACAATATGCACTGTTATTGGACGCTGATATGTTACTCGAAATTAGCCCTAAATTTAACAAATCGGAAATTGTGCTTGATTTGTATCATGTCAAACAAAAGAACTCGACGCTTGATTATTTTAACACTCGGGTCGTTCGAACTGATCGAGGAATCAGATGCGTGGGGGTCACGCATGAATACTATGATTCCCCACCCAAAACGATCAATGGGAAACTGACCACGCTAGAGATTAATGATATAGGTGATGGAGGAGCCAAGGGTGATAAATTCGAGAGAGATATTCGTTTATTGCGACGCGGGATTCTAGAAGAACCAAAAAATCACAGGTATTATTTTTATCTTGCCAATAGTTATCGTGACCATAGTTTCGCTGTTAATGATCGTAAGGAATCAAAGAAGGCAATCAAGTGGTATAAGAAGAGAATCTCGTTCGGTGGGTGGGGTGAAGAGTTGTTCATGTCCAGTTACGAAATCGGTAATATTTACAGTAAAATTGGTCAACCAGAAAAAGCGGTCTATTGGTGGTTAGAAGCCTATCTACAACGTCCGACACGATCAGAAAGTTTGTACGAAGTAATTAAGTATTATCGTGAGAAAGATACCAAACACCTACAAATCGCCACACATTTCATGGAAATCGCGAGGAAAATCCCGTATCCAAAGGATGATCTATTGTTCATTCGCAAGAACGTTTACGATTACTTATTAGAATATGAGTATTCAATCATGGCCTATTATTTGAATTTACCAATTGATTATTATAAATATTTGGATCTATTGGGTAAGTATAACTACGCCAATGTAATCGGAAATTATAAGTTTTATACCAAACGACTTTCTTCTCTCAAGTGTGACAAACACACATTCAATACCATGGCGACTTTGACTGGATCAACTGATCCATACTACCCCAGTACCCCATCAATTATACGTTATCATAACGGGTACTTGATGAATCAACGCTATGTCAACTACTTCATTGAACCCAATGGTAGTTATAAGTGCGAGTACCCAATTACTTCATTTAATCGTCGGATGTATCTTGATCATAACTTCGGTGTGATCAGTCAATTCGATTTTGATCAACTACAACCAGAATTCGATCGTTATCGAGGAATCGAGGATGTCAAAATCTTCCCACATAACGGACAAATCTTGTTCCTAGGAACGGAACAGAATTTAACAAACAAACATCTTTCAGTTGCGGGTGGCGTTTACCCAGTTGAAAATGAAACACATGCCCTTTCGTCAGTTATCTATCCATCACCAGAAAACGCTAATTGTGAGAAGAATTGGTGTTATCTGGATCATAAGGGGACATTAAAAGTGGTTTATAAATGGCATCCACTGACGATTGGAACACTAGTTGACGATCGAGTCACACTCGAGTCTTCCGACTCTTCTGTCCCAGCGTTCTTCAAACATCTTAGAGGATCATCCAACGGTGTTACCTATGGTAATGAGATCTGGTTTGTAACCCATATGGTAGAGATGTCATCACCGCGAAATTATTATCATTGTATTGTCATTCTAGATAAGGACACACTACACCACAAGAGGAATTCGATCCTGTTTAAATTTGAGGATTCATCGATCGAATACTGTTTGGGAATGGTCGTGACCAAGAAAGACATAGTCTTCGGCTATTCGAAAATGGATCGAGAAACCATCGTATGTTCTTATGAACGACCAAGTATCGATCAATTGATTTTCCCGTAAAAAGGTAGTGGTCGTAATTTAACGTCTCTACAAAATAATACCGCACCGATTAATTTGTATTTTGAATGTCTCTGTTTTGTTTCTTAATTTTGATGATTTTTCTGCGAGAACTGAAATACTTTCACCTCTTTCGATAAGTCGATCATGATTGCTTTGATCTCATTCAATTCATTCTGAATTGACTGTAGGTTATCAGGTTTGAGATCTCGATAATTTGATTGTTTGTGGTTCACTTTTCCGTAGGGTATCGAAAATCTTGTATGTTAGAGATTGTGGGAAATCTTTATCGGTTATAATAATAAAATTTTTATCATAACAATATCCGTAAATGATAATGTCGATATCGTCTATCTTCTCATTGATGACGTAGATGTTATGCGTTTTTATGTTCTGTAAAGCCTCGGTCGCGATCCTTTCGATCGTGTTTTTTCGCTAATCTCCTATATAGAAAAGCGATATCATCCAGATTGTGTTGACTGTATAGTAGGGTTCTATTATGCTTAAATACCAATAACGAATATAATTTCATGATAATTATGCTTTGATTTTATTGATGTAAATAAAATCAAAAATATAAAATGTAAATCATAAAATGTTTTACGATTTAAGTTTCGCAAATCTATAGTCATGAATTTCCTTACGCGCGTTTGAAATGCTATTAATCATAGGTACGATATATAAAATTGTCCTATTATGGTAGTCGTTCGGGTCATTCTATTTTTCAGTTGACTACATCATATACAAGTTATCACAAAACGGTCACAGCCGAAGTTAAGGAAAGATAAAAACTGAGAAATATATTCATCTATATATATATATATAGATAGATGAGTCGATCTTTAACCGTCGAGCAAATTACCCAACAACTATATAGGTATACTTATGGACATCCTCAAATTACCACACCCTTTGGTCAAAAATACATTATTAACGCCGATGTTACTGCTACTGGATATCCTAATAAAATAGTTGAACAGTACATTAATAATCATATCCTACCATACTATAATAATACACATAGTAATGCCTATTGTGGGCGAATGATGTCGCACTATATTTATCTAGCCAAGGACAAGATCAAGAAAGCCGTTAACGCGCGTCCAGAAGATCAGATCATCTTTACTGGTAACGGTTGTTCTGGTGCGGTTAATCACTTGATTCATTGTCTTGACCTACTCAACCACACACCAGAAGACACTGTAGTCTTCATTAGCAAGGCGGAACACCATAGCAATCATCTTCCTTGGACTCATTTACCAGTCACTTTAATTTATGTACCTCTGCTCAATACAGGGATCTTTGATTTACAATTTTTAGAACGAGAATTAATCAAGTATCAACGATACCCTAACATTATCGCTTCATTCATCGCAACATCTAACGTAACTGGTGTACATCAACCAACCCATCTAATTAGTCAGTTAATCCATAAATATGGGGGTCTTAGTTTTTGGGATTTCGCTGCTTCATCACCCTATCTACCGATTAATGTCCACTATAACGATCAATATGGGCAATATTATGATGCTATTTTTATTTCGACCCACAAGTTCTTTGGTGGCCCTGGGGCACCAGGTATTTTAATTGCCCATAAAAATCTGTTTAAGAACGAGGTTCCATACTGTCCAGCAGGTGGAACTGTTAGGTTTGCTTGTCCTAGATATCAGAGCTATAGCCAAGATATCGAAACCAAGGAAACTGGAGGCACTCCCAATATCATTGGAAGTATCAAGGCAGGATTGGTATTTGATTTCAAGAATCGGTATCAGTCGTACATTGAATACTGGGATCAATCAATGACACCATACATTCAATCCAGATTAACCAAATTCACCAATATTAAAATCCTCAATCCATTGGGCAATTTGAACCGTCAACCGATTTTTGCGTTTATGATTGACCAACTTCATTACAATTTGATTGTTGTTTTACTTAACGATTTGTTTGGGATTCAATCACGTGGGGGAATCTCTTGTTGTAGCCTGTTAGCGCAAGATTTGTTGGGTATTGACCAAAGTCAACAGAAAAAGATTCATGATCAGATCGTGACGGATCATGGGATGCCACCAGATTATGGTTGGTGTCGAGTTAGTTTTCACTATTCGATGCCAAAAATGATCGTCGATTACGTTATCGATGCGATTGGGTATGTGGCCAAATATGGGATACAATTTAAACGGTTGTATAAATATTATCCATCGAAAAATACTTGGTTGCATTGTCCCAATAATTGTCCGTGGAACGATTTTAGTCAATTAAAACTTTCATTAGATGACTACGATAAGATCACTCCATTTAAATATTTAGATCAAACAATTTTAAATAAACAAATGAGTGATGCAATGTCGGTTGTTGCTAAAATTAAATTTATATAGGATCAATATTATATAATATCATAAATGCTAGAAAAAATCAAACCAGTTTTAAAATTACGAACAACTTCGTCATGGACCGATCATTTTCGAGATTTATCGAAAAAAAATAAACAAAATGCCAAATATTGGTTTTGGGACACTTTCAATTGGGAAAGTCAATCACTGTGGGTCGGTAAACTAAACCGCATGAATCATTTACCGACCACAGACGACCAAATTAAGAAGTTCCTAGGCAAACTGATTGATGATCTGGGTCAATCGACCTATCTTAAATCTGCTGTGTATATCAAATTTTACTTTTCTCGTAACATTACCACACATGAACCAGACGTCAATTATCTGATGATTTGTGATACCCCCCAAATTCCCGAGGATTTCGAAAGTACCTTGGTTGACATCATGTTTGAAAAATATCAATTAACGGAATCGTTAATCAGCAAAAATGATGATTTCAAAAACATGATTGATCACTACATTAATTGGAGTAACTTTTATACTTACTATGATTTAATGGGGGAACTTTTTTTCTAAAACTAAATTTAACTACACTCAACCATGTTCAACCATAATAAGTATATCTTACCTTACCTTACCTTACCTTACCTTACCTTACCTTACCTTACCTT